TTGCCCAGCTCGAAATTGAAGCCCGTCAACCGTAGTTCCAGCTCCAGAAGTAGCGGCTAAAGTGTTATTAGTAATGTTTAAAGTTGTACCATCATTTTCGCGTCTTACGTAAAGATCACTAACAGCAGCGTTTGGAGCAGAATAAACTACCATCTCGTTTGCAGAAGTTGAAATTGGTGCCGTTTGCTCTACATACGTGCTTTTCTTGTGTTTGCCCGCGTCAGTAGTCACACTGAATGCAACGTGATCACCGGCCGTTCCGTAAGCCGAATCAAGGGCTGTAAAGTTAGCCAGTAGATCCGCTTGTGATTGTGACAAGTTCGTAGATGGTTGGGGTATGTTGTTATTGTAAGCCATTAAAACCTTGGGACTGATTGTTGAGAGGAAAGTTGCTGGATAGTTCTGGATAGCGCCACGCTTTCGTATCGCATAAATAACGGCATAATCTGATTGTACGCTTCAAGATCGCCTCGATCGGAGAATATCTCTAATGAGACGCCATACGCGATTAACGGGCCCCATTCTTCTTGTAAAGGTACCGACGAAGTGGTAGCGAGTGACGGGGGTTGAATAAACCCTTGCATGTGCATTTGGTAGACATGATCGGGTACAGGTCTAAGCGTGAATTGGTTTTCGAAAAACAGACATCCAGATGGGCGGTTTCCCGAGAACGGAAGGTACTTAGCATAGATGGTCGCACTCGAAGAAGGGGCAGCGTTAAACGTTATCGAATACGCGCCAGTTGTGTAATCTATTGTGCCAGTACCATCACCTGTAAAAGTTCCATCCGTTACTGATTGCACCGTTTGGGTATCGTCTGAAATATATAGCGAACCAATAATTAATGGTGGACTATTGAGAGTACCTGCGTATGTAATAACGATACCATCGCCGGTTCCAATCGAATCTTGCGCGTATTGTTGTGGCCAATCTTGGTAGAAAATGTCTGGATCTTCATAGAAAATGGCGGGAAAACCGTCTGCATAAATTCCGGGAGAATCGGTAAAGTAGCCACTGGGAAATGAATAAACGTCTTGACCAGGAACCGTTTTGAAGTCCAGAAAGTTATTCTCAATCTGCACCTTAAGTTCTGCTGGCATTGTAAATTGATAATAGTTATTGATCCGCTCTACTAATTCATCATCCGTCATCTGGGTAGTGAATGGCGTTCCGGTAACGTTTCTAATCTTTTCTTCAATGTCGGCTCTGGTCCAAGCCATTACGCAATCCTTTGTTTGCTGGCTGGTGATCTGAATGCAAAGCTGTAACGATAGCCCATAATAGGTCGGTGCTGGATTCCCTGGTTCATTTCTTCTTCGCCGTAAATTGGGATGCCGCAACCCTCTAGATTTTCAATAACTTCAACTGGAAGATTGTACTTTTCTCCGTGCATTAATTTGTACTGCTTAATTGGGTGAGTTTTTGATTTGAAGTGAAATTCTAACAAGACACCTGGATCTCGCTGGTTAACGAAAACTACGTCTCTGTATTCTGGAATATGTTCAGCAATAATAATCGTTTCTGGTTCGTGCGCTTCGGGGCATGCATCGTAGTCGGGTAGTTCTTTTAAATGGTTTTTTTCTACAATCTTGGCGGATTTGTCGCCCATTGTTTTTTTCTTGCTCATGATATTCTCTTGATTGGTGAATGAAACAGAGCTGAGCGTTCCCAGCCCTGAAGGATTATTAAGCCCTTTTTATGAAGTCACAGGACTGTCTAAGACGGCTTCGTAAAGCCATACGTCGGCAGTTGTAACCATTAGGCTAGAACCCAGCGTTAGTCCCTTAAAGGCCACGTTAGACAGCGCTGTGCTGTAAACTTGAGACCCAGAGATCGTAATAGCTGGAACACCAGTAATAATGTTGGCAATGCCACCGCTTCCGTATGTAGTGAAAGCAGTAGAATCGATATCAACAGTAAAGCTGGTTGTGCTTGTGATAGACTGAACAACACCAGATAGCGTGTTCATTTGTGTCATTCCAACAATTCCATGAAACGTTACAACAGTTACGCCAACATCGTCTGATGTAAATGCGTGTGTTGCTGTAATGCTTGCATTGGCGGCTTTACTGATGCCAGTAATAGCCAAATTGGTATTAACGGCTCCAGAAGGCAGCCCAGATAACGGAACGAATTCCGATCCAGCAGCAGTGCTATATGGAGTAACTCCGTTAGCAGCCAATAATGACCAGGCCATCGCACCAGTTGTAATTGTGCTGGTTACGATCATTGCTGATGCGTCAACCATTGCTGGAAACCATTGCGCTTGTACAACCCCAGCCACCGGTGTAGCTGCTGTTTTATTTAAGTTGTACATGGAGAAATGAGTCGGGATAAATCCCAGGTCTAGATTCTGTGCAGCTCCACCACTAACAACAGACAATGAACCATTTTTAATTATAGCCATGATTGTTCCTTATGAGTGAGTGCAAATTAGTTTAGTGATCCAGTTATCGTTTAAGATACGTGTCGCAAATGGATACTTATATCCCACTGTACCACGCTGGTTTAATGGATCGGCAGTACCGCTGGCCCCTAAAGGTTTAACGATGAATTCTGCTTCTTTCGCTCCGAGACGTACAACACCATAACTTTCTTGTCCAAGAATAAAGTTACTGTAGACGTTTGGTGATGCCCCGTTGCTGTAGCCGTTGGTGTTCAACAGCCATCTTACGTTCTTTTCTGTTACTTTTATGACCATAGATATATGGCGGTGAGTCTTGTTAATCCTCACTCAACATGTTTCCATATTGTTCGGACTATCGCATCTCCTTTCGGAGTCAAATCGTTTAGTCTCTCAGGCTGCTTGCGCTTGCCCCCTGTTGTCCTTCTGCATTATGCAGCTAGGAGTTCCAAGTCGATTAGATTTGATTTTAAACCCGCAACGTACTGATTGTCAGTTATTAAAGATATTTTTTTACGGGTTGATCCCCATTCCGCTTCAAGTGCGTTGACCGGATTTGGGTAATTGGCGCTTGAGGTGAATGAACTTACGGCTTCAAGGTCGTCTTGTAGATCAACACTCATGAAACCCCAGTAACTCATACGCTGTGGTGCTGTCATTCTGTTACTTTTATGACCATCATTTGATGGCGGAAGGTCTTGTTATTCCCTTCTCAATGCCTTTATTTATACGCATTGTTCGGACTATCGCTTCACCTTTCGGTGTCTGACCGCTTTAGTCTCTCAGGCCGCTTTCGCTTGCCCCCTGTTGTCCTTCTGATTATGCAGCAAGGAGTTCCAAGTCGATTAGGTCTGATTTTACTTCGGCACATAGTTTACCGAATTTGTCCTCACCAGGAAGTGGATTAGACATCAATCTCGCGTTGCCCTGTCTAAGAGCAATAACAGCAGCTTGAATGTCCGCGTCTGTTAATTCTGTGGGATTTGATCCATTTAGACCATTTGTACATGAGATAGAAGATGCCGTAGATTGAAGCATGTCACGAACCAAAGAATCCACTGTAAGTCCTAGTTGTAAAGACAAAACTTTTGTTGATTCGTTTAGCACTTTATCTTGAACTTGATATTGAACTTGATCAGATATAGTTACAAAGTCACCATACCACGAAATTTCTGTCTTGAAGTCCGTACGGCTTAATGTAGATCCGGCCGGGCTTGTTCCGTCCTGCAAAGGTGTAGTTGCTGCACTTAACGTGCCGTATCTAGCAAAGACCATTTGGTCACCACTATTCAACGGAATCACACGTTTTTGCGCAAAAAGGTCGTAAATATAATACGCTCGTGCCAACTGAAGTAACAGCCTATCGAAATAAGTTCGAACTTCTGGAGGTATTTGTGCTTGTGTTGTAATTGCCATGTTATTTCTTTGTTAGATCTCGCCAAGATTCTTAGCAGCGAGTTTAGCGAAGTCAGAGTCAGACATCTGAGCATAGTAATCGGCTTTGTTAATAACGCTTGAACCGCCAACGGTTGCGACGTTGCCAGGCTTACGGGCGTTTGATACGATACGTTGTGCTTTTTCAGCACCGCTCATTTCTGGTGTTGACTTCTGCATTCCCATTGCCATTCTTCCCAGTTCATACGCTGCTTGCGCTTTGTTTGTACTGTTCTGAACCATTTGGACAAGATGCGGTTTATCTTTGACAAGCGGGAGAAAGTGGTCTTTCAGAACATCCTGATAGTCTGGGTGCTTTTGCATTATCTGCAACTCTTCCATCTGTTCACGCATCCCAGCTTCTTGTTTTTGAAACACGCTTCTTAGTTCACCGACTGATGGCACATATTCATCTTCATAATCGCCAAATAAGCGATCTTCTTTTGGTTGATTTTGTGATCTTAGTGAACGTTGTACGTCTTCAAGTTGAGACTGGTATGCTTGATGTTCTGATTGACGGGTCTTCTCCAACTCGTCGATTCTTGATACTTTTTCCTCGATTTCTTTCCGTAGTGCCCTGAAGTTTTCAGCTTGTGGGTTTGGCACATCATCGCTTACGACATCGGCGTCTCTAGAATCGGCCTCAGTTGCATCGATTAGCTGGTCTTCTGGTATTTGTTGGAAAGCATCGTTATCCTCGGCGACAGGATCGGTTACGCCCGTTTCATTTTGGTCTGCTTGTACTGTCATGTTAATTCCTTCGAGCTTGGCGACAGCTCAGATACGCCCAATTTGGTTAGAAATTATATGGAACTATGAAAGAATAATTCCTGCTCTGGAACCGACTTCGGATATACGCGCAAATGAGTCTTTCGAATCTTTGGATACGTGTTTCTCTTCTAATGGAATGTCAGGCGGTAAGGACAGTTCGGGAACGAACTCAAGCAATCCTTTTTGTTTATCGACATACCAAACCAACAGCCCAATAATGACTGGTGGCCGTTCTAAATAATGCTGCATCGTTGCATTGATTTTGCCAGGTTTATTTTTGTCTGGTTTTGCGGCAACGATAATATAACAGGGGCTTTCAGAATCGGGTATAAGGTCAGCGTACTTGCTGACGCGTTCTACCGTTTCCATCCCCAGGGCTTCGCGGAAATCTGCCATTACTGGTACAGACATACTCAATCCCAGTTATAATGTTTGAATTGTGATTGGATCTTTTTCTGATCTTCTCTGCAACCCTTCATGCCAGCTCCGCCATATGCGGCTTCGTCAGCATCGCCAACCCACTTCCAACCCATATCACTGGGCTTAAGGTCGTGCATTTTCGGTTGTGCTGGCTTGCTAACTTCGTTCTTGTAAATGCCAGAAGAACCGCTTGATTTCTTCATACGAGATTCGTACTTGTCCATCCCTCGGTGTTCATCTGCTCTGTCTTTGTAGTCTTGATTTTTCATTTGTTTTCCCTAAAAGGTTATTTTTTTAGTGCTGGATATTTCTTGAAAACTTTGGCTTTAACAGCCGCCGGATTCTTTGCATTATGGGCCAGCTTAATAGCCGATTTCCCTCGTGCCTTGGTGTTGATGGGGTATGTTCCGTCAGGACCTGCAAAGTCGCCTTTAGAGACGGTCTTGTACTTGCCCACGTTACTCATGCCTGGCTTGCCCTTTAAGGCCTTTATGGCTTTCTTGGGTAAGGACATGCCTTTGCCGATTTTAACCTGCTGC